ACCTCCCGATCCATCGACGGATTCGCGGAATTCCAAATCACAGCAACCCAAGACTAATTTTTATGCCCGCACAATTCTACGCCGCCAGCGGAATCACTGCTGATTTCGGAATCCAAGACGAGTCCGCTCTCAATATTTTGATCCAGTCCTACAGCTACGATGTCACATCGGATAAAGCCGAGATTTTTAACACCGATGGCGAACTCGAGCACTCACACCGCTACGGGAAAAAAGCCACGATCGCCATCAACGGCATCGGCACCGCCGTCCCTGATGTCGGCGACAAGATCAGCTCGCTTGTAAATACCGGCGCAGGTGCTCTCTCTGGCACGATCCTCGTAGACAGCGTGACCCAAAACCTCACCTCCGAAGGATTCGCTTCCGTGGATATTTCCATGACGCAATACGACACCGTTTTGTCCTAGCCCACCACGCCCGCCGACAGGCTCCCCGGCACAATAGGGAGCCGATTTTTTACGAGACAATAAAATGGAAAAATACACCTACACGCAAAACATCAAAGCCGCTGCGGCCCTCACCACGCTCGGCTTCCGCCACAAAGAATCCTCGCCATGCGTGCGAGTCCACCGCGAAGACGGCAAGGAGACATCATCCTTCTGGTTTGAAGAGAACGGCCCGAACGGCCTCCGCGCCTCGAAAGTCATTTTTTGGATGACCAAAGGCCACGCCGAACTCGAAGAGTCCGACCCCGAGCATCCGGTGAATTACATCCGCGCCGGATTCGTGAACCGCGAGACCTGGATCGATGTCCACAAAAGCACCCCCCGCGTCCTCGAGCTCAAGCGCAACGGCAAAATCCTCTACCTCTCTGAGAACGCCGACGAAGAGACCCGACGCAAATTCTCCAAACTTTTCTAGAAACAAAAAACCATGAAAAAACAAACCCAACCCACCACCACCGACACCGACCTCCTCACCGACGACGAAGTCCTCCGCGAGCAAGCCATGACCGGCGGCCCGCAGAAGCTCTCCCGCTGGGAACTCCGCCCGACCGCCGCGCTCGAAATCTCCTGGATGCAGCGCAACAAAATCCTCACGACCGACATGGACATCATGTGGCGCGCCTCCGGCTTCGGCTTCATCCACGGAGCGCCCAAAGCCAGCGTCCGCGCCGTCGTGAACGACTTCCCCCGCTTCGCCGCTGCCGTCGATGACTGGATGGAAAAACAATCTCCGAGCGCCCAAGAGATCGCCGACCTCCAAAGCCTTTGCCTTGAGCGCACCAACGAATACTTCGCCAGCTACTCCAGCCAACCCGGCGCGAAGGATTCGTCGGGAAACTAAACAGCCCCGGCTGGCTCGCGAGCTATGTCTACCGCATCGCCAAGACCACCGGCTGGGGCTTCCGCGAAATCCTCGAAGACCTGCCGTTCGCGGCGGGCCTTCAAATACTCCACGCCGACGACTTCGCGCACGGGCGCAAACGAGTCTGGGGCCGCAACAACCGAGCGACCGATTTTGACTCCCTCGCTGCGATAGAAGCAGCTTTCGAGAACCTGACCTGAGATGCCCAAAATCAAATTAGAAAACCTCAAGTTCGAGCAGATCATGAAAGACTACGCCGAGATCCAAGGGAAAACCATTCCCGACGCAGTCCACTTGAATGCTCGTCTCCTGTGTGTCGAATTTGCCCGCCGCACGCAGGCTTTCGGTAAAGATGAAAAAGTCGGCACCGAGCGCGTGCGGAAGGACATCTCGAACATCATCAAGCCGCCGGTCTACTTTCTGCAATTCCTCGGGAAAACGCAGAGCGAGCGTTTGAAAAAAAGCCTCACCAAGAATTTCCAAGCCAGGAATTGGACTGGGCTCAAATCCACCCTCGCCGCAGTCGGCATGGGGTCCGAGGCATTCACGGTGGTGGAGTCCGGCGACTACGCAGGCATCCACCGAGACAACCGAAATCCTCGGACCGGCCGCACATTCAAGCGCCCGCAGAAATTCTACCTCGGGGCTGATTCCACCTCGCTCTTTAACTACATCAAAGAGCGCCAGCAAAAAGTCGGCCTCGCCAAAGCAGGCTGGGCTGAGTGCGCGTTGAAGCTCAAGAAAGTCATTTCGCGCTCACAGACCTACGATTTCGAGAAGTGGTGGCTCCGCAACAAGCCCGGCACCGGCTCCGTGCAGGACAACACCAGCAACATCTTCGCCCCCACCGTCACGCTCACCAACTCCCTTCCATGGGCCGACAGCGTCCTCCGCCTCACTGAGCAACTCAACGGCATGGCTTTCGTCGCGCAGAAAATGAAAAAGCAAATGGAGACGATTTTGAAAAAGAGAAAACTCAAACTCCAGGAGGCCGCGTAAGCCATGGCCGATGTCTCAGTAGAATTCGGCGCCAAGGATGTCGGGCTGCAAGACAGCCTGAAGAAAATCCAAAGCGAGATGCAGACCCTCGAGGGGAAGGTAAAAAGCGGCGAACTCTCCTTCGAGGAATTGGAATCCACCATGAAGCGCCTCGGCCAAGTCGAGCGCCTCGAGAAGCAACTCCAAGCGATCGGCAATGAGTCCGCAGGCGCGGCCCCCAAAGTCGGCGAACTTGGCAAGGACATCCAAGACGCCGGAAACAAGAGCGAGAAAATGGGCGAGCAGAGCGGCATGGGATTTGGAAAGCTCGTCGCCGCCGTTGGCCTCGGCCAAATCGCCGCCAAAGCCTTCACCGCCGTCCTCGATTCCGCCTTCGCCGCCGTGCGTGGCACGATCCAAGGCTTCACTGACGCCCTCGACCTCGGCGGCCGCCTCTCCGACCTCTCCGCCTCCACCGGCGAGACCGCAGGCAAGCTCCTCGTCCTCGAGCGTGCGTTCGACAATTCCGGCATCGGCGCGGACAAAGTCGGCAGCTCGATTGCAAAAATGCAGAAGAACATCGAGGACGCCCGCGATGGCTCCGGCACGGCTGCCAGCGCCTTCGCCATGATGGGCGTGAGGGTCGAAGAACTCGAAGGCAAGCTCCCCACCGAGCAGTTCAAAATCCTCTCCTCCGGCATCCAATCGATCGACGACCCCACCCAGCGCGCAGCCGCCGCCATGGGAGTCTTTGGCAAGAGCGGCGCCGAACTCCTGCCCCTCCTCACCAATCTCGACGGCGAACTCGGCGAAGCCCGCGACACCGTCGGCTCCATGGCCGAGATCATGGACCGCCGCTCCTCGGTCTTCGACGCCGTCGGCGACCGCTTCAAAACCATCGGAGAAAAAGTCCGAGACTTCGCCGCAGGTATCCTCGACAAAGCCCTCCCCGCGATCGACGCCATCACCTCGGCCCTCTCCCGTATCGACGCCGCCAAGATCGGCCAAGACCTCGCCAATTCCTTCCTCGGCGGTCAGCAAGCCATGAAAGGCTTTCAGTCCGCCGTGGATGCCATCTCGGTCGGCGAAATCAGCCTCGCCTTCAAAGCCTTCTTCGAGTCCGCAAAGCTCCAGGTCATGCAGACCGGCAACTCGATCATCAACATTTTCTCTGCCGCCTTTGATACCGTCGCCGAAATCATCGCCAATGTTTTCCGCTCTGATGGCCCCACGCTCATGGTCATCAAGTCGGCTTTCGATTTCGTCGCCGGATATGTGAAAGAAAAAGTCGCTGGGTCTCTCGCCGACACTTTTGCAGGCATGGGGCCAATGTTTTCCGGCATGGCCGAGAGCCTAAAACAGAGCGCCGAGGCCGGAGCCACCTCCGCCGAACTCGCCCTCCAACGCATCCCCATCGCCGCCGAACTCGCTGCCGAAGACATCGGCACCAATCTCGCGGGGAGCGTCGATCGTTTTAAAGAAAACCTCTCCGAAGCAAACACCGAGTTTTTCAATACCGGAGAACAGGCCCAAAAGGTCGCCGACATTGAGGCCGAAATCGCTACGCGAGTCGCCGCCACAAACGAACAACGCGCCGCCACCACCGCTCAAACCGAAGCCGAACTCGCCAAGCGCGCCGAAATCCGCGCCGAAGCCGAAGCCGCCGCCGCCACCGAGAGAGCCAACGCCGCCGCGCTGGTCGAACTCGAGACCGCCATCAACGAAGCCAAAGCCGCCGGGAACGAGGAATTGGTCAAAACGCTCGAAAGCGAAAAGCAACAACTCGAAGGCCAGCAGGAAATCGCCAAGCTCACCGAGGAATACAAGACCAAGCTCGGCGTGAATGCCGACGAAGCCGCCCGCCTCGCCACCAATTTCGTCAACGCCAAAAACGCCGCCGAAGCGATCGGCAACAAGAATGTCGTCGTTACGGTCACCACCACGGTGGACGACACCCGGTGGAAAGACCTCCTCGCCGAAATCTCCGCAAACTCCAACCCGAAAGCCATCGCCGTCGCCCTCGAAGTCACCGGCAAGGACAACCTCAAAGATGCCTTTGCCACGCTCCAGAACATGGAGCAAATTAACAAAAATTATCAGGCCGCTTTTACGGCGATCGGCGCGAGTAGCATCGAAGAAGTTTTAGCTAACCTCCAAGGCATTCCCACCGAGTCGCAGCGCCAACTCGCCATGCAGATCACCGGCGAGGAGGATTTCGATCGCGCCGTCCGCAAACTCGATTCTGTCGGCCTAACAAAAGAGACCAAGCTCCTCCTGCAATCCCAGGGATTTGAGTCCATGGATGCGTTCCAAAACCAACTTGACGGCCTCGTCGGCGAAAAGCGCACCAACCTCATTCTGGAAACCTTAAATCTAAAAGACGCCGAAACCGCCAAAGACGCCCTCACCGCTATCCTCAACAACGACGGCAAAAAAGCCACCATCACCGCCGACGCCGACACGACCACCGCCGAGCAAAAGATCGCCGACCTCTCCACCAAGACCGCCAAAGTCCCACTCGACGCCGACACCGCCCCGCTCAAAACCTCCCTAGATAAATTCACCTCCAACGCCCAAAAGCTCACCCTCGACGCCAGCGACGCAATCAAAACCATCCGCGCCGAACTCGAGAAGCCCATCAAACTCGACCTCTCCGGCACAACCGGCTCCGGCGGCTCCGGCGACAACTCCCCCGGCGGCCTCACCGGCCTCGTTACCGACATCAAAAACCTCCTCACCACCTTGAGCAACAAGCTCCCCAGCCCTGTCCTGACATGATTTACAGCGCCATCAACGATTGGATCCCCCAGCCGGGCCGAATCACCCGCTCGTGGAGCAGCGGCCTCGTTTTGCTCCAGCAGGAATTTATCGGCAGCATTTCCGAAAATGGCTTGGTGGCCACCGAGGGCGACCCGTTCCCTGGCGACGACGCAGGCACCGGGGCCAAAGTTTACGGAGTCCCCGAATACCGCGACCTCGGCAACGGCCTGCAATCCGCCGTCGTTTCGGCTTATGGCATTGTGCCTGGCAAAGCGGGCGTTGAGACCCTGACAGAGATCAGTTTTTCTGTGGCGACCTTACTTTTTCAAGTTTTAAGATCATACCCCGATGCTCCGACGGAGCTTGTTTTAAGAGACGACGCCAGAACTTTTTCTGTATTAATAACCAACAAAAAATTTGCAAAGCCTTTTCTGAAAAGTTCTCCGTCAATTATTTCCACCCCGGCGAATGATGATGAATTTAAAATTTTGGCGATCGGCCCTATCGGCGCAGTAGCCGCCGGCGCCTCTCTAAAAGGTGCCACCTTCACGGTCAGCCAAATCTTTCCCGACATTACGCCCGCGTGGTCTGGAAACCATGCCCCCATTCCTTTGACTTCAACGATTACATTCGCTCAAGGGAATTCCTACGAATACCAAAGCTTTGGAAATGTTATTGAGTTAAAAGCGACTTATTCAGTGATACCTTATGTCATAGAGTTCGGAGAATTTCAAGTTCCGCAAACGCCATGAATTTACCAGTGAGCTTTGCGGATTTGGCAAAAGCCGCGAACACCTCGGCCAGTGGTGCTTATCCGTATTCATTAAAGGGCGCCGACCTCGACAAGAATTTCAACGCCGTCGCCATCGATATTCCCACCTCATGGGTATCAGGAGGCGCAAACGGCCAACGAACCCTGAATCTCCCCGCCGTTCCAGGCAGCGGAACCCATGTCCTCGGCGCGGTGAATGGCTCGCTGACTTGGATCTCAACGGAGGAATGCTGATGAGAGTCGGTAAGAAATTTTTCACCACGGAGAGCACGGAGATCACGGAGGATTTGAAATGATCCCAGCCCAGCTATGTGCCTTCCTCTCTGTGTCCTCTGTGTCCTCTGTGGTTAAATTCCCATGACCCTCGGCCGCACATCATCCGGAGCCATCAAAATCAAAACCGACGGCCTCCGCGCTGTGAATTGCGCGTGTTGTGGGTCACAGGACTTCCAGCCGTGCCGTGATTGCGCGCCATTTTCTGGAAATTTCACATTTTCACTTACTGGGGATCAAGTCGATATCACAGAAGAATTTCAATATCCTCCGATAATTTGCCCTTCAGACAATTGCAATCTTGTTCCATTTCCAAACATTCCGCCGCGCACTTGCTCCGATTCTTGGGATGGGTTTGGGCCGGGACCAATAAACCAGCGATTATACTTAATAAACCTTTATAGAGCTGGATATGGCTTTTTTGGCGCTCCTCCTTTGCATCCGTGTTGCTGGACTTTGCACCTGTTTGTTTCTGGGATATTTGAATTTGAGTTCGAGGGATACCCTGATTTGTGTGGGGTGAATGATGAGGCAATTCAAATCATCACAAGTCTCGATCCTCGAGGCGTGTATCCCATGACCATCTCCGTGCAATGCGTGCCGCCATTCATGGGCGGCCCAACGGAGTTCAATTTCACCGTCACCGTGTCATGACCTACGAGGACTTTTTAGCCAAAATGCCAGAATCGTTACGCGATACGCACCGCCAAATGCGCTCCGCTATGCAGGCAGGCCACCGCTTCGCATCATCAGGCTTCGCGACCACGTCACCCGAAGCACTCGCCAGCCGCGAAGCAACCTGCCGCGCCTGTCCCGAATGGGACGCCACCGCACTCAACGCCACGGGCCGTTGCCGCAAGTGCGGTTGCTCGACCTGGGCCAAGCTCCGCATGGCAACCGAGCGATGCCCCCTCGGTAAATGGGAACCAGTCTCCGAACCGCTCCAGCAATAGCTCGGAAGTCCTCCCGATTTGACACCCGCCGCTCGGTCAAGCGGCATGAAACTCTTCCTCGACCAAAAAAACCGGCGCTTCGTGAAGTCCGCCGCGTCGAATGTCGCGTTGCAATCGCTCGTCTTAAAACGCCGCGACCAAGTTCCCATTGAAGTCATCTTCGTGGAGAACGGCGTGGCCGTATCGCCCGTCGCAGGCACGCAGACCACCGTCGCACTCAAGACCTCTTTTTCTGACTCCAACTTTCTCGCTCTGGCGGCCCCCGGCCAAACCATCCTCGATCTGAATACTGTCCCGGTCGAGGCCGCATTTTCTTCCGATCCTGCCAGCATCAGCGCCTATCTCGAAATCCGCTGGACAGCTCCGAGCCAGGCATTGCGCACCGCCACGCTCCAAGTCGAAGTTCAAAACTCCGTCATCCTCGGCGACGAAGCTACCCCCGCCGCGCTGCCAGACGGCAAAGCCACCCAAGCCGAAGCCACCGCAGGCACCGACAACGAAAAGTGGATGACGCCCCTGCGCACCGCGCAGGCCATCGCCGAACTCGCCCCGCCGCCCACTTGGGACAGCGTCCTCAACAAGCCCGCCACCTTCCCGGCGACCGCTCACACGCACACCGCGTCGCAGATCACCGATTTCGCCTCTGCCGTCGTCGCCGTCTCCCCGCCCGTCGATTGGTCATCCCTGACCGGCAAGCCGAGCACCTTCGCACCTTCCGCCCACACGCACCTCAAGAGCGAGATCACCGGCCTCGATGCCGACCTCGCCGCCCTTGCCACCGAAGACACCGCCCTCGGCCAGAGGATCGACTACCTCGCCGCGAATCTGGACCCTGCCTCTCTCGACTCCATCGCCGAGGCAGCCGCCAGCATCGGATCGCTCCAGACCCAACTCGACGGCAAAGCCACCGCCGCCCAAGGCGCTCTCGCCGACACCGCCCTCCAGCCTGAGCCTGTCACCTATCGCGGAGATTATAACAACGGCCTCGACTACACATACGGCGATGTCGTCACTTACACCGACGGCCTCCTCTACAAAAGAGTTTCGAACCCGAATAACCCCGGTTATCCCCCCGGTCACTTTTCCTGGGCGCTCTTCCGCCCTGAGCTTGGTTCGCCTGCTTATGACCTCTGGGTTTCCGCCGAGTTCGCCAGCAAAGCCGACACGGTCCACACCCACGCCGCCACCGAGATAACCGGCCTTTCGTCCTACATCATCGCCGCTGCCCCCGGACTCTCGATCAACACCACGGTCCGCATCGGCGACGGCGTCTCGACCACCTTCCCGATCGACGGCCTAGTCAGCAGCGATCCCGAGCATGTCCTCGTCGCCCTCAACGGCGTCGCGCAAACCCCCACCACCGACTACCTCGTCAGCGAAGCCACCGGCACCATCACATTCGACGCGCCGCCCGCCAGCGGAATGCAGATCAGTTGCACCGCGCTCGGCCTCCGCACCGTCCAGCCGCCGATCGATCCCACCCTCTACCTCTACGCCTTCGACATCAGCGCCAACGGCCTCACCACCTACAGCGGCCGCCTCCTCAACGCCAACCGCCCCGCCGCGCCAGCCCTGCCCGAGACCGCCACCACCTGGACCATCCGCCGCAGCACCCTCAACGCCGCCGGCCAAATCCTCGCCACCACCACCGCCGTCGGCTCGTGGGCTAACCGCACATCGCTCGCCTACTCATGACAACGATCAGCGAATCCAACATCCGGCAGACGCTCGATCTCTCATCGTTCGACCTCACACTCCCCGCCGTCATCGTCGAATACCCGAGCCGCTCGAGCTTTCCGAGCAGCGGAAAGCCGGACCGCCTCTACATGGCCCTTGACGAGGGGATGCCCTACCGCTGGAGCACCACCGCAGCCGCCTACGCACTCATGATCCCCGTCATCGACGCTGGCAATTTTTGACAACTCACCCCACCACGAACAGCCAAAACCAAAACCACCAACACCACCTAATTAGTCATGCCTAATCCTATCATTCGCATCAAACGCGGTTCCGGCACGCCGGTCTCGCTTCAAGTCGGGGAAGTAGCCTTCGACTCCACAAATAAGTCATTTTTCATCGGCACAGCCGAAGGCGTCCTGCCAATCGGCGGCGAGCATGTCTTCGCTAAGAAGACCTTCGTTTCTGACGCCGTAGCAGCCGAGGCCTCGCTTCGCTCCGCAGCGGATTCGACCCTCACGACAAACCTCAATAACGAGATCAGCCGCGCCACCGCAGCCGAAGGCGTTGTAGCCGCAAACCTCGCTCAAGAGATCATCGACCGCGCCGCCGCGATCAGCTCAGAAGCTTCCGCTCGTAGCTCGGCAGACACGACCCTCGACGGCAAGATCACGACTGAAAAAGGCCGCATCGATGCGATCCTCTCCGCCGCTGATGCCGACAAAGACAGCTTCGCCGAGATCGTCACATTGATCAATTCGGTCGACACGACCAACGATTCCGCATTCGCAGGTTATGTCACATCGAACAACGCCGCGCTCGCAGCCGAAGTGACGAGCCGCACGAATGCCGACACCGCCCTCGGTGGCCGCATCGACACCGTTGAGTCCGCCGCGACAGCCCTCGCCACCCGCGTCACCGCAGCAGAGGCCGACATCAACGCCGAAGAGTCCGCACGCGCAGCCGCCGACACGACTCTGCAGTCGAACATCACCGCCGAAGCAAGCACACGCTCCAGCGCTGACACGACTCTTCAGTCCAACATCACCGCTGAAGCGACAACCCGCGCCAGCGCCGACACCAGCTTGCAGACGAACATCACTAGCGAGGCAACCGCCCGCGCCAGTGCAGACGACGCGCTCGACGCTCGCCTAGACAGCCTCGAGGCCAGCATCGACGGCGGCACCTACTAACCGCAACCACTCCCCGGCGGGGCGGCCTATGCCGCCTCGCCAAGCGGGGGAGTTTAAAATTTCCGCTGAATAAAAAAAGGCCCATGCCAAATCCAACCATCATTCCGAAAAAGTCGGTCCAGAGCGGAGCAATTCCGCCAACTCTCGCCCTCGGCGAGATCGCCATCAACCACGCCGACCGCCGTCTTTACAGCCGCAATCCTGCGACAGGCGAAATATACAAACTTGCCGGCACCAAAGACGCCCCCGACCGCGTCTGGGCCTTCGACCTCTCAAGCGACGGCACCACTACCTACCTCGGCTTTCTCCTTTACTCGGAATTCCCCAACACCGGCAGCGTCTACGACAGCGCCAACTGGGAAATCTCCCGAACCATCTTCAACGCCGCAGGGACCACCAGCACCGAATCCAGCGCCACCGGCGCGTGGTCTTCCAGAACCTCACTTTCTTACAGCTAAACCATGATCGCCACACCCATCCTCTCCGGTGCATCCGGCACAAAGACCCTCGCCGTATTCACCCCGCGCCATAGCTCGCCGCCAGCGACTCTGTTTGCCACGCTCGACACGCGCAACTCGGTTGCCGTCCTCGATTTTGACGATGCCACCATCGAGAGCGCGATCTTCCCGTCAATCATCCCCGAAGCGGCAGACCTCGCCAGCGGCTTGAGCGTGCGAATCGCATGGATGGCGACCACCGCTACCACCGGCAATGTGCGCTGGCGCGTAGCATTGGAGCGCGGCAACACCGACCTCGATGCCGACAGCTTCGACACCGCAGCCGAAGGAAATGGAACGGCAAACGGCACAAGCGGCATTCCCAGCACCACCAGCATCTCACTCTCCACAATCGACAGCGTGGCGGTTGGTGAGCCTTACCGCATCAGAATTTCTCGCGTCGGCAGCGATGCCACCAACGACACCATGACAGGTGATGCCGAACTCATCGCCGTCGAAGTAAGGAGCATGGCTTGATATGGCTTACAATTTCACATCGGCGAGCAGTCAGTATTTGAGCATGACAAGTTCTCCGGTAAGTGGGCCTCCACTAACCATGGCTTGCTGGTTTAACGCAAGCCAGACTACTACAAGCGACTATTTGGTCTCTGTCTCCGCCGCAGCAGCTAATTATTTTGCACTTGCCATTTTTGGTGCAAATGCAGGAGATCCTGTTGGAGCGTTTGATTTTGGAGGGCCTGGGTTATTACATATTGCATATACTACCGCAGGATATACCGCAAACACATGGAACCACGCGGCAGGAGTATGGACAGGTTTAAATAATAGAACTGCATATATCAATGGTGGAAATAGCTCAACAAATACAAGCACTCAAAATAATATTACTTTAACTCGTTCTCAAATTGGCGCGAATGCAACGAATGCAACTAATAGAATGAATGGGTTGATCGCCGAAGTCGGTCTCTGGAATGCCGCCCTCACCACCGCCGAAATCGACTCCCTCGCCAAGGGGATGACCTGCGACAAAGTGCGCCCTCAGTCACTCGTTTTTTACGCGCCCCTCGTCCGCGACCTCACCGACCAAAAAGGCGGTCTCACCATCACCAACAACAACGGTGCAACAGTTGCCAACCATCCAAGAATCTACCCATGAGCCTCTACCTTAACACAACCACCAACGAACTGCGCGAACTCCCTGAGAGCTACATCGCCG